GGGTGCTGCCTATCGGGAACAGGCGCGTGTAGAACTTGTTGGTGTTGTCAGTGTCACGCTCCAGACTCGTCAGTCCGTTGCCGTACCCCAATATTATTTCCTCGCCGTGCTCGCATCTGCAGATGTTCACGGTCTGCCCTTCCACCCACCACTCGGCACTGCCGCCCACTTTCTCGGCTATCTCCTTCAGCGCCTCGTCGCAGTACTTGCCCTCGTAATCGATGACAATGAGGTCGGTGCCGTCCACCTGCCCCACCTTCCAGTCGGTGGTGTGCCCCATGCCGTTGTTGATGCACTTCACCACCATCGCCACATGCTCTCTCGGAGTGGCGGTGAGGGTGAACACGGGCTCGGCATTGTTGTCTGTGGTCTCCAGCACGAGGAAACGCTTTATCAGGCTCTCGATGCCGTAAAATTTCACGTCATACGACCACTCGCCATCGCTCTTCTGGGCAGGGGCGTATTTCTCGGTGAGCCAGTAGCGCTCGCCCTCAAAGTCCACATAGTCGTTCACATCGAGGGGTATGTGCTCGTAATGGGTGAAGGAGAGCGTCAGCACGTTGTCGCCCTGAACCTCCTTCTGCTGGGTGCTGCCGTCACCGGGCGAGATGTCCGTCCGGGCGGTGCCGTATTTGTCGTATATCGTCAGAACCATATAGGAATGCTGTTTGAATGTCATTAGATGATGGGGACAGGCTCGCGGAACTTCACCTTGAACTTGCCGGCGTTCACACCCTCCTTCCACAGGTAGGTGAGCGGTGTGAACTTGGGGCTCTCGCTGTATTTCACATGCAGGGTAAGGTCAAGCTGCGTGAATACGATGTCCAGCCAGCCGCCCTTGCCCTGCTTCAGGAAATTGATGAACGAGAAGTATTTCCGCAGCCAACCCGCCTGTGTCTTGTCATACAGGGCGAAGTTGAGCGTGATGTCCCTCGGCTCGTTTCTCGGTGTAAGCGTGGCGGAGTATTTCTCGCCCTGCTCCTCGCGTATGTTCACGGCGGTGTCCTTCTTCGTCTTGCTCGGTGTGAGTATGGCGGTGAGGTTATCCATGCCGCCACGTTTGTCCTCGACGAGGAACACGCCGTATTCTTTCCAGATGTCGGTGCCGTTCACCAGCACCAGCCCTCCAAGTATCTTGTCCATGTCATTTTACTTTTAGTCCGTCCCTTACTATTTTTCTGATGTCCTCCTTTATCTCGCCAAGATGCCCCGCGCTCGTGCCGGTGTTCTCGGCAATCCGGGCAAGGTGGCTCTCGGCAAGGTTCATGCGGTCGGCCACGGTCTCCAGACGCTCGTCCATGCTTGACCAGTGCTGCAGTCCGCTGGTGAACATGCCCTCCAGTTTCGTGCCCTGGTCCTGCGTCATGGCGGTAAAGCCTCCGGACTTCGCGCTCTGGCTGGTACCGCCCGTGTCCTCGTAGCCGGTGACCTTCGCCCACTCGTCCCTGCGTTTCAGTCCTTTCGCCACTATCTCGTCATAGCGGCGGTTGAAGTCCTCGATGTCCTTTTCCGTCAGCTCGCCGTTCTTGTCGGAGATAAGCTGTGCCCAGTCATCGTACAACTGCTTCAGCTCACCGTTGATGAGGTCTTCCATGGAATAGCTCAGCAGGGCTTTCTGCATGTCCGTGGCGAAGTCCTCGGCAAAGTCCTTGGAGGTTTTCTTCATGTCCATCAGGTTGGAGATGAAGCTGTCCTTCATGCTGTCGAAACTTATCTGGGTGATGGTCTCGCGCCAGCTGTCGGTCAGTTCCTCTATCTTTCCTGCCTGGTCCGCGTAGTCCTGCAGCTTGTCCAGCACATCATTTCCATAACCGCCCTTGCCGGTGTTCTTGATGTACTCGGCTATATCTACATTGGAGAGGAGTTTCTTCATCTCCTCCGGTGTAAGGCTCCAGATGCTGCCGTCGAAGTTCTCCTTCACGTTCTGCCTTATCCATGCCGTCTGGTCATCTGAAAAGCCGTTCCAGTAGTAGTTCCAGCTGTGGTGGTGCTTCCAGTAGCCTGCCTGTGCCTGCGCGATGCCCAGGTAGTTGGCGTTGGTCTCCTCCTGGTTGCGCTTGGCCTGTTCGTAGGCATCGGTGGCTTTCTGACCGTAGCTTTTCTCCATCACATCGGTCAGGTCCTCAATGGCGTTCTGCAGGAGTTCCGTGCGCTCGGTCAGATTCTCTATGGTCTTCTTCACCTCTTTCTCGTTGCCGTTCAGACCGAAGAGGTCGTCTATGCCGAACCACCCGGCAATGCCGCTGAGCAGCCCCTGCACGATGTTGCCCACGTCCTTGATGACATCGATGATGATTTCGGGAAGTTCCTCCACCACCTTGTTTATCGTGTCGGCCACCTTGTCAAGCAGGTCGTTGATAAAGCCTTTCGGGTCATCGCCCAACGCGTCGAGTATCTGGAGTATGGCACCGACGATGCCGCCCACCTTTCCGCCCAGCTCGCCCAACGACTTGCCGATGCCGTCAGAGCCTTTGGAAAGCGAGGTGATAAGTTTGGTGATGCCGTTGGCAAAGCCGTACAGTGAGCCGTCCGACATCTCGTTCAGGTAGCCGGTGAAGTTCTTGATGCCCTGCGCCGCCGCGTTGGTGTTGTCGGTGAGGGTTTTCCGTGCCTTGTCGCTGGCCTCCTGCGCCTCGTTCTGCGATGCTGCCGTCGCATCGACCTTGCCCTGCGCTATGTCCACCGCTTTCTGCGCGATTTCCTTTGAGGCATCGTCGGTGGCGTCTGCAAGGTCTTGCTGCGCCTGTTCCAAATCGGCCACGGCCTGCGTGTGGGCGTCGGTTTTCTCACGGAGCGTGCGCACGCTGTCCTGATAGGTCTTCACGTTCTCGGCGATTGTGCCCCATATCTTGAAGTTGAAGGCACTGGTACTGTTGCCGCCGGTCTCGTCCTTCAGTTTCGCCTGAAGGTCGGTATATACTTTCTTGTTTTCCGCCGAGAGTTTCTTGAACTCTGAGGTCTGCATGTACTCCTCTATCTTGGCGAGTGTCTCTTTAGCCATGTCTTTGAGCACGTTGCCGACGCCCTCGAAGGTGGTGCTCCAGTCTATGTTCAAGGCGAGGTTCTGGGCATTGGTCTGGCTGACGGCAGCGTCACGCTCCTTTTCGAGCTTGCGGACTTGCCACCGCTTTTCCTCCGCCGTGCCTTCACCCTCGTTCACCTCACGTATCTTCTCTGCATATTCCTTGGCGATGGCGTATTTCTGCCCCTGAAGCGTGCCATACTCGCGCAGATAGTCCACCATGGCCTGAAGTTCGTTCTTCAGGGATTCCTTGTCGATTTCCTCCAACCCCTTGCGCTGTGCTTCCTGTGCCAGCCGTAGCCGTTCCGCAAGGGCATTGCCCTGCTCTTCCGTGAGATTTCCGCCCTGTGCATCGCGCCACTTGGCCTCCTGTGCCTTTATCTCGGCTTCCTCTTTCTGATAATTGAACCTTATCTGTCTGATACGCTTGGCGCTGCCTTCTGCCATCTGGCTGATACTTTCCTGCTCGTTCTCCTGACGGAGCCGTGCAAGTTCTTCTGCACGTTTCTGTTCGGCCGCTTTCTCGCGCTCCAACTCTTTCTGCCTGTCCTTGTCACCGTTTCCACCGGTCGGCTTGTGCTCAGGCTTGGTATGACCGCCGATATTGCTGTTCTTGCCTATCTCACCCATTTCTTTGGTCAGGTCTTCTGCCTGTTTGAGCAGGTCGTCACGGAGTTTCTCGGCATCGGCGATGACCTGTTCCTTATTCTTCTCGTTCTCCTCCTTGATGATGGCCGACGCGTCTATCTGACCGTTGGTCTCGCTTTGCGCAAAATAAAGGAGAGACTGCTTGAACCACCCCATGGAGCCTTCGACATCATCGGCATCGGTCGCCTTCAGTTTGTTCACCTTGTCGTCGGCTTCCACGGCCTTATTGACCAGTGCCTGCGCCTTGGCTTGCAGAAAGAGCATCTGGATATAGTCGGCTGCTTTCTGTGTGAGGACATCGTACCACTCGGCAACGGTGTCGTAGTAGCCGAACGCCTCGCCGTACTTGCGGTTCAGTTCTTCGGTCTTCTTCTTTTCCTCTTCCTTGCTGCCGGTGAACTCTTTCAGTTCGCGAATGGTATTGTTTATCTCGAAACGGGTCTTTATCATCTGCGCCCTGCCCTCGCTCTCCACCTCGATGAGTTCCTGCGCTTTATGTCGTGCCTCTTCCTGTGCGTCGCTGTATTTGTTGAACAGGACTATCAGACCGGTAATGACTGCGGACAAGCCCAGCGTGAGGGTCGCCATGAGTGCCGATGCCGCTGCGGTGGAAATGCCGAGTGCCACTGCCAATCTGGTATTGGCAGCCGTCAGCAGGTTCTTCATCTTCACCACCGTCACCAGACGGAACGCAGAGTCTTTGTTAAGGGTGTTGAATACCTGCTGCAGCCCCATCGTGACGGCCATGACAGACTGCACCCTCGCCTGTATCTTGGCAAGGTTCTCGTTCTCGGAGGCGAACAGCGACACGGCACCGGTAGCAGCGGTAAACATGCCGGACAGACCGCTGATACCGGACATGAATCCCTGCAGATTTGCATCGTCATTGGAGAGTATCTTGGTCTGGGTATGGAGGTCGGCGATGGTGTCGGACAGCAAGGCTGCCTTCTCCGCCATCTCGCGGTACTCTTCCGTGTCCTGCTTGCCCTCCAGTCGCATCTTGGCCATCGCGTCCTGCAACTCGCGCAACTGCATGGCCAGACGCTTGTTGCTCTCCTTGTTTTCCTCCTGCTCGCGTGTAAGGCTGGCGAGTATCAGTTTCTCTTCCTCCAGCGCTTTCTTGGCCGCGTTGAGTTCGGCGAGGGCTGCTGACTGGGCGTTTCCGGGGGCTGCGTTCTTGTAGGCTTTCTCTAATTCCTTGATACAGGACGTGGTGTACTTCACCAAGTCCTTGCTCTCGGCGATACGCTCGGCAAGGGTCTTCTGCGCCACTGCCGCCGTGGTGCTGGACTCGGAGAGCTTGCCATGCTCCTTCTCCAAGTCGGACACGGCCTTTTCCGCCTGGCGGTGCTGTTTCTCCAGATAGACGAGGGTATTCCTTTCCTCGTCCAGCACCTTACGGCAAGCCATGACATCGGCGGCGAGTTCCTTCTGGGCGGTACCGGGTTTCATGCCTGCAAGCTGCCTCTCCATACGGCTGAGGTCCGAGGCCACGCCGTCAATGACCTTGTGCTGCTCGGCTATCTTGGCGTTCACCAGCTCGGCCGCTTTCTTGGCATTGTCGATGAGGGTGTCGATATGCGCGTTGGCATTGTCGATACCGTCACTCAGTTTGTCCTTCATCAGGAACTCTATCTCTACGGGCTTGCTCATGCTTTCAATTCAGTTTACTTTGAAAAAATCCTGCTATGTCCTCGGCTTCCTCCTCGGCGGTCTTGCCGCTGTCGGGTCTGCCGGCTTTCTTCTTGATGTAACGTGGGGCGTCGCACAGCATCATGATGAGGGTCTGGTAATTCACGCCGTGGAGTATGTAATCCACGCTCCAGCCTGTCGCGCTGGCTATCTGCCACACGAATCCGAAAGGGCTATGGGAACCTTCATACTCGGTCCTTAACTCCCCTTCTTTCCTTGGCTCAGTCTCAGCTTCATCGGATTCGTCCATTCCGCGGATCTGATAATACTCATAAAAGGGCCTGTGCCCATCAGTCGCTCGAACTGCTCGGTGGCGGCCACCTGGTACCGGTACGCCACGAAGTTGCGCACGAGCCACGCGGTCAGCCCCACAAACAGATGGCGGGATATATACCCCCTGCACACGGTGTAGGCGATGATGCGCGACAGGCGCTTGCCGTGTCTGGCCATGAAACGCATCTGCTCCAGCTTGGGCAGTGTCCGCACCTCCTCTGCCGTTGTGTCCATCTCCAGATACTGCCGCCCGATTTCTATCTGCCCTGCCAATGTGGGGCGTTTCATGGTGATGCGCACCTTCAGGGGTTTCTTGCGGAACGGCAGCCGTATGTCCTTAAACGGCACGGAGACACCCCTGTCAAGGAGTGCCTCCGCCGCTTCTTTTTCGATTGCTCGGTTCATGCGCTACTCCCCTGGTTTGGTATCGGCCACATCATAGGGAGCACTGCCGTCATCAGGCGCGTTCACCGTCAACTGGCACTCTATCTTGGAGACTTCGGTCAGGGTGAGCTTGCCTCCGAGGTTGGCCATAAGGGTGGCACTCGGTATCGTCACTGTCTGCCCGCTCTTCAGCTGAATCTCACACTTGTCTCGGAGTTCCACAAGGTCGGTCGGGGCTTTCCAACCGGTATAGGCTCCTTGCGTGCCGACAAGCGTACCGCCAAGGGCGAGCTGGAGGTTCTCGTAGTCCAGCTGTATGAGGTTGAACGTGGGGGCTATCGTACCGTTCTTCGTGACGAGGGTCAGCACGGGGGCACCGGGCACCTGTTCGGCTTCTACATCGACCTTCTCGGGCTTGGCTCCGCCCCAGTCCCAACTGCCTTTCTCTATATAGCCGACGGTCTTGTCTCCAAACTTTACGACACCTATGCCGTACATGAATTTCTTACTTTCTGCCATATTCTTTTTGTTATGATTGTTAATACTGTGCCGGTCGCCACTCCGACAATAAAGGCGATGAGAAGCATCTTCCACGGATTTGAACTGCGTTCTTTTTCCGTTCTGGCTTCATTCTTCTGTTGCTCCAATGCTTTCTTGTAGCTCGCCATCTGGCGTTCATAGTACTCGCACTGGCGTTGCAGACTGTCGCAAGTGGCATACACAACGATGGTGCCACCTTTGTTCTGCACGGTTGCGCTGGCTCGTCCGTTCTTGGCTCGGTACTCTGCCTTTTCGGGCAGGTTAGTCAGTTCCGCCAGAGGTATCTCCAGTTTGGCTTCCTCCTGCGGTACTGTCTCCGTCCATGTCTGACGAACCTCGCTCTGGAGGGTGTCCGCGGATACTTGTTTCACGCTTTCCTCCGTGGCCACGCTCGCTTTTCGGCTTGTCGCGCAGCCCGACAAGAACAGGGCAGTCATCATGATGCTTGCAACTGTTCGCAGTGTCGATAGCCTTCCTAAGACGCGCCATCTCGCGCTTCGAGGCTTCGAGGTATCTTCTTGTCTCATTGAGTTCTTCCTTCAATGGTTTCACGATGTTCTCTACCAAGATACGGGTGGCATGCTCGGCGTTGTCCATACGCACCGTCTCGGCATCGGCTTCTGCCTTCATCGATTCCGCTTTCGCTTTCCTTATGGTAGCCCGCAGCGTGCATATTGCAACAATGGTAGCCACCAGACCTCCGCCAAGGAGGACGTTCAGGACTTCGCTGATATTCATGCCATCCATATTTTTACTGTTGGTATATTCCTATTGACTTGAGCCACTTGGCGACATCGAAGGCTGGGCAGGCTTTATTTACGCCCGGAAGGTCGCAATGGCCTACAATCTTGATCTGCGGAAAACGCTGATGGAAATTCCGCACATAGTCGGTCATCGCCTTCAGCTGCGCAGGGGTGCGCGTGTCCTTGGGATGCTTCATATCCTTGGTGCAGCCACCGGCATACACCACATGGCGGCTCACACTGTTGTAACCCTTGGCACCGTTGGTCACTTCCCACGGATCAACCTCCGCATCTTCGTTGTTATCGACAAGGCGTTCCACCTTGCCATCCAAGTGTATCAGGTCGGTATAGCCTACCTGCTTCCAGCCACGACCACCCTTGCTTACTGGGTCAGTGTGCCAGTGGCGTATCTCCTTAGAGGTTACCTCACGGCCTTCCGGCGTGGCTGTGCAGTGCAGGACCAAATACTTCATTCTCGCCATGGTTACGCTTCAGCTTTGTATCCGCTGGTCATCACGACACCTGCGTCTGCCTTCTTGGGCATACAGATGAAACGGTGGCGGAAGTTAATCTTGTTGCGCTGATATTCGGGGTCGTTCTCGGCTGGGCTCCAATACATCTTGGTGGAGCCGGTGGCCTTGAACACGCGGTTTGTATAGAATGCAAACGAGCATTGGAACTCGCCCGTCTCTGCTGCTTTGCCCAAATCCTTCTTCACACCGGCCTGCGTATAAAGCGGATTGCTGGCGTATTCGTAGATGTCGAAACCGTACAAGCGTCCGACTGTTCCATCATTGCGGTTGATGTTGTACTGTTCACGGAAGGTCTGCTCAATCTCCAGAAGGTCGTTGATATGGTCTGAGCAAAGCACGAGTCGGCGACCTGCTGCAGGAACTTTCAAAGCGTCCATCTGCCGCTTCATGCTGAGTAAGTCGGTCTTCGTCATCTTCAAGCGTCCGGTTGCCGCGTCACGCTCTCCTGTAGTTTTCAGCACCGGGGTCTTCGCCGCATTCTGTTTCGCGCAAAGCGCATGAGCCGCCTTGGCGAACTTGGCATCATTGATGGCATTGCCATGGGATTCCTTCACTCTTGACATCTTGTCGTAACTGATGGCATAGAGTTCATCGTCGGTAATCGGAGTCACCTTTGTCTGGAACTTGTCAAGCTGGATACTGATGTCCTTGTCGTCCAATGCCTGCAAGGGAATCGGATAGGTAGTATTGTTGACAAGCACTTCGGGGTCAACACCGACCTCAACCAAGTGGATAACATCGTTATCGACAATGCTTGAAGCATCTGGAATGCCGTCAAGCCAGGTGGCTTCCAAACCACGGCGGAGGTATTTCACCAACTCGCCTGTCCATATCTCCTTGTACACTCCGGCACGCAATGCGCCGGGGGCGACCTCACCGCCCACCATCGTGGCGATGCAATTCATGCCCAAGGCTCCCGCTACAGGCGAAAAGCCAAGGACTGCAGCGAAAATGCTGCCGGTGATGCAGTTGAAAAGCACTGCCATTGTCAGTGCAAGCAATCTGTTCATTTTCATTTTTCTTGTATTATTGGTTTGTACTTAAAGTTCACACTCCATGCCGTACTCCTCCTTGTAGAGTCGCTTATACTCCTCGGGCTGCTCTTTGCGGAGTGTCAGGAGTTCTGCAGACGGCACATCGCTCAGTTTCTTGTATGTGGCAGGCTGCTGGGTTGAAGCTCCACCCTGGTGGCCGATAACGGCACTGAGCTTCATCTGTGGCGACATGGCAGAGATGATGCGCTCCAACTTCTCCTGGCCAATTTCCTTGCCGAGGTTGATGAACTCGTCCTTCTTGTCTGTGGCGATACGCTTCTCGCCGACTGCTTTCTCCACGACGGCAGTGATACTGGCAAGCGTAAGGGTCTCCTTCTCCTTCTGGAGTCTCTCGTTCTCTTGCTTAGCGGCATTCAGCTCGCTGAGCTTGGCGGTGATCTCCGCATCAGTCGCCGTTTCCGGCAAGCCCAACTGCAGGGCATACTGTTTCTGTTCCATTTGTTTTTGATTATTATTGTTCAACATTGGCAAGGGACACTCGCTGTCCTTGCCGAGAGTAATCTTCTTGCCGTCCTTCTGCAGCACGATGGCATCATCATTGGCTCCAATGTCCACCAAGCTAACCTCAAACAGTTTGCTCTTGGTGACGGTAGGACTGGTCTGACCCTGCACAAGCAGTTCGGGGTCCTCACTCGTCTCCAGAATGTCAAGCCCTGCGCTCACCATCTTCAGACTGCCGAACTCATACTGCTTCTTACAGCGTGTGGATAGTTCGGATGCTTCGTCAAACATCAATTCGCCGGTCACTTCACCATCCTCCACCTTCAGGTCTTTCACATAGCCTATTACGTTACCGCGCTCGTGCATGTACAGCAGCACCGGATTGCGCTGGTACTGCTCCACGTTCATACCTGCCGTCAGCACTCTTGTGCCGTAGCTGTTCAGGCTATCGTTGGTTATTCTTACTCGTTTTCCTTTACTCATGTCGTTGCTGTTTTTGGGCTGCACCGCCCGGTTTGCGACTGCAATATTACGAGGTAAATGTCTGTCCGCCAAAAAAGTGTGCAATGGTTGCACACTTGTATGAAAGCATTGCACACTTTTTTGGAGAGCCACCGAAATCGTGGCACTTTTGCAAATGAATCGGGGCGTGGTGTGCCCTGACGTAACGAACAAAAAACCTTATCAACATGACAAAGGCAGATATTGAAAAGAAGAAGTCGCTGGCACGCACGCTCTATCTCTCGGGCATGGAGCAGCAGGAGATCGCGGAGAAGGTGGACGTGTCGCGCGTCACCATATCCAAATGGTGCTCAGCCGAGGGGTGGAAAGAGGCTCGTGCCGCCAAGAACATCACACGCCCTGAACTGGTGAACAAACTGTTGCTCACCATCGACACACTCATTACACAAGTGAATGGTTCTGACGACCCTGCACTCATTGCAGGACTTGGCGACAAGCTGGCTAAACTCTCGTCGGTCATTGAGAAGCTCGACAAGAAGGCTAATGTGGTGGATGCCATCGAGGTGTTCATGGCGTTCTCCAAGTGGCTGGAGTACCGCTCGCAGACAGACCCAGAGGTGACTCCCGAACTGATGCGTGTAATCAACAAGTTCCAGGACATGTACATCACAGAACAGATGGGCATAAAATAGTGGAGGCAGCCTATGGCAACAGCAGCGGAAAAGAAAAAGGCATACGAGGAGTGGAAAGAGCGATGCCGGCAAGTGCAAGCCATTACGGACACGTCACTCCTGAAAAGCGAAACGCCAGTAGAAAGGGACATGCGTATCAAACGCTTGCTCAACAACTACGCAGCGTTCTGCGAGTATTACTTTCCACACTTCCTGCAATTGCGTGACAAGACGACCGGTGAGGTCATACGCACCATTCACAACGCTCCGTTCCACAACGAAGCTGCACGCAAGGTCCGAAACACGCCCGACTTGAAGGCTGTATTCATGTGGCCACGCGGTCACGCCAAATCGACCCACCTTGATGTATTCACGCCGCTCTGGTTGATGTTCCAACCGAAGCGGCTTATCAACTTTATGGTGGTTGTCGGAAAGTCGGAGGACAATGCCGACCGACTGCTTGGAGATATTCAAGCGGAACTGGAATACAACCAGCGTCTCATTGCCGACTTCGGACAGCAGAAGAACGACGGCGGATGGCAGGAGGGCGAGTTCAAGACAAAGAGCGGTGTGAAGTTCCTTGCCTGCGGTCGTGGACAGTCGCCTCGTGGTCTGCGTGACCGTGAATCCCGTCCTGACTACATCGTCATTGATGACCTTGACGACGATCAGCTTTGCAAGAACGACAAACTCGTACACGACCTCACCGACTGGGTGAAGGAGGCTCTCTTTGGTGCGCTTGATGTGGGCCGTGGACGCTTCATTATGGTGGGCAACCTCATCAGCAAGAACTCTGTGCTCTACAATCTCTCACGTACAAAGGGAGTGTTCCTTTCTAAAATCGTAGCGGTCGATCGTAACGGAGAACCGGTATGGAAAGAGAAATGGACCAAAGAGGAGGCGCAGGCTTACCGCGACTTCGTGGGCTATCGTGCCTGGGAGAAGGAGATGATGCACAACCCTATCGTGGATGGCACGATCTTCCGTGCGGATTGGATTCGATACAAGCGTTTGCCAAAGCTCGAAAAGTACGACATGATTGTGTGCTATACCGACCCGTCGTTCAAATCGACAACCTCCAACGACTACAAGGCGAGCCGCGTTTGGGGAAAGATTGGCTCGGAACTGCATCTCATAGACAGTTTCGTGCGCCAGGCGACAGTCAGCGAGATGGTTCGATGGCTATACGACCTCTACGAGCGTACACGCGACACGGTGGCTATTCAGTTCTTCATGGAAGCGAACTTCATGCAGGATGTGATTCTGGACGAGTTTGCCGTGGAAGGTGAGCTGCGTGGCTACCAGCTGCCCATCATGCCCGACAAGCGAAAGAAGCCAGACAAAATCCAGCGTATCGAGGCGGTCAGTCCTCTTTGGGAACGTGGCTTTGTCTGGTACAACGAGCGCAAGAAGGAAGACCCCGATATGCAGGTGGGCATAGAACAGACGTTGGCGTTGGAGCGTGGCAGCCGTGTGCATGACGATGCGCCTGACGCTGATGAAGGCGCTATATGGATACTCCAGCGCAATACAAGACAGGAAAGTTTCAAACCGGTGTTCGGCAAAAGACCGACCGCCAAAAACATTTGGTAACAATGATACAAGTAATAAAGGACATTATCTGGGGATGGCAGTGCAAGCGCGCCATCAAGAAAGCCAACAAGCTCTCAAAGCTGCTTGGCATGAAGTATTATGTGATTTACATGAACGGCTCGCTGAAGGTCGTACCGAAACGCACCATCCGCGAACTGGTTGCCAAGCACCGCTTCCGTAAGGGTGTAAAGGTTGCCGACATCGAGCGTCGTGCCATTTATGTGACGCATTAGGAAGGAGGCTTACTATGTTTATCACGGAAGAGGACTACAGAGTGGTCATAGGCGAAAATGCGCTGAAGGTCGTGTCGCAGGCATCGCAGGAGATACGCGACAATGCGGAACTGGAGGCTTGCGAGGAGATTGCCGGCTACCTCAGACCAAAATACGACACGGAAGCGGTGTTCTCGGCTGAAGGCGAAAACCGCAACCGTTTGGTGGTAATGTATGCCGCCGACATTGCGCTCTATCACATGATTGCCGCTATGCCCCAAAAGATGGGCAGCGAAATACGCAAGGAGCGCTACGAGCGTGCCATAAAGTGGCTGGAAGGCGTGCAAGCCGGAAAAATCATCCCCGACCTGCCGCTCAACACCGACGAAGACGGCACACCGACTGGCGACTTGCTCATATTCGGTTCACAGAAACAATTACGACATAACTGGTAACGCTATGGATATAAAGAACTTTTTCAGCGGTATGTTCGGAGGTGGCAGTCAAAATATACTGCACACGCCAAACGGGGACTTCAACCTTGCGAAGTCGTCTGACCGCAAGCGCATAAAGAAGATGGTCATCGAACTGCAACGCACCACCGATGCGCTTACACGCAGGGACATTGCCGACTGGCGCAACGCCTGGCAGATGGCTATAAATGTGGACAGCCCGAACCGCCAACGTCTCTACGACATATACCGCGATGTGGATATTGACCTTCACCTATCGGGCTGTGTTCGCCAGCGTGTAGGATTCGTCATGGCGAAGTCCTTCAAACTGGTCGATCCAAAGGGTAATGAGAGCGAGGAGGCACACCACTATTTCGACCAGGCTTGGTTCAAGCAAATGCTCGAATACGCGCTTGCCGCCAATCTTTGGGGACACTCGCTCATCGAACTTGGCGACCTCACCACCGATGGCGACGGATGTCCTTGCTATACGGATGTGAAGCTCATTCCACGGAAGCATGTCATTCCAGAATACGGCCGTGTGATTCAACAGCTCGGGCAGGACTGGACTGCGGGCATCGACTACCACTCAGCTCCATTCTCTGACTGGCTCATAGAAGCCGGACGGCCTGACGACCTCGGACTGTATCTGAAGGCTGCCACGCAGACCATTCCTAAGAAAAACATGTTGGCATTCTGGGATTCCTTCGGCGAGATTTTCGGTATGCCGATGCGTATTGCACGCACCACCTCACGCGACCCCAAGGAGATGGGACGACTTGAACAGATGCTCAAGGGTGCCGGAGCAAGCCAGTACATGGTGGCAGGGCAGGACACGGAGATTGAGTTTGTAGAGAGTGGCAAGGGCGATGCCTTCAATGTCTATGACAAACGCATCGATCGCGCCAACTCGGAACTGTCAAAGCTCATCATCGGGCAGACGATGACCATCGAGGACGGCAGCAGCCTCTCACAATCAGAAACACACCTGGAGGTGTTCGAGAACCTGGTTGAAAGCGACTGCACCATGCTGCGCGACATCGTGAACAACCAGCTTATCCCACGCATGATAAAGCACGGCTTCCCGATAAAGGGACTGCGCTTCAAATGGGATGATGCCGTCGATTACACACCGGAGCAGCAGGTGGCATACGAAACCATGGTTGCCGACCGCTACGAAGTGGACCCATCCTACTTTGCAGAGAAATACAGTATGCCTGTAGGCGAACGACGCAACGCTACACCCATGCTCCAGGCTGGCTGTGACGATGATGACGACGAGGGCAACAAAGAGCCGGACGACAAGAACAAGAAGAAACGGCAGCAGAACATTCACGGCGGTTTTTTCGACTGAGCCCCAGTGATTACCTGGGGCTGCACCGACGCTACGCCCAGCTGTTAGGCGATGGGCCGCAGACTTTGTCGCTGTCAAAGGAGCGTGAGGAGGAGATACGCAAGCAGCTCTCTGAACTGTTCGACGGAATGATGAACACGCTCTACTCGTTGGAGGGTTCGCAATTCCGCATCGAGGTGCTGGCAGAGCCGAAAATCCAGAAGTTCATCGATGCCCATGCCAGTGTGCTGGACTCCACTTTCAAAAAAGTGGAAATGTCCGATGCCATGCGCAAGCGACTCCAGCGGTCTGACTACATCTTCTCCGGCATGAAAACGTTCCATGAGTTGAACGAGGCGTTCCCGTCCCTGCTCGACGAGAACGGTGAACGAAAGACGTTCGAAGCCTTTTTGAACGACGTTCGGAAGATAGACAAGACCTACAACTCCAACTACCTCCGCGCTGAGTACAACTTCGTGCAGTCATCTGCGGAGATGGCAGCCAAGTGGGAGCGGTTCTCTGAGGATGGCGACCGCTACAATCTCCAGTACCGCACGGCTGGCGATGGCAAGGTGCGCCCGGAACACGCTGCGCTTAACGGTGTGACACTGCCACCCTCTGACCCATTCTGGGAGGAATACTATCCACCCAACGGATGGAACTGTCGTTGCACCGTGGTGCAGGTGCGCCGGTCTAAATATCCGGCCACACCGCACGACGAGGCGATGGCACTTGGTGAGGAGGCTTTGCAACGTGACACGAAGGGCATCTTCCATTTCAACCCCGGCAAGGAGTACAAGACCGTGCCTGACTACAATCCCTACACCATTCGTCGGTGCCGGGACTGCGACATCGCAAAGGGCAAAATCAAGTTGGCAAGGTTTGTCCCCGAGAATGAGTTGTGTCAAGCATGTCTTATTCTTCACCGCCTAAGAAATGAAGGAGAACAAAGGAGACTGACAAGTGAAGAACGTAAGTCCATTCAAGAATCGGCAGTAACTTGGGCAGACAAGCATTTGCCCAAAGTAACAATGCCCGATGGAACGACTGGGGCAAGATTAACAGTGCAGACAAAAGAAGGTGTTGAATTGCATGTCGGGAAAAAGTTCTTTACTGAAACATACTCTAAATGTAAAAACAGCAGACGTGTCGCAGAAACAATGGAAATCGCCACTCGCGTAAATGAATGGATAAGAGATGCCGAACAAATTAGAATTGAACCCGGTCGCCACCATGCCTTTGATTTTGTTGTATTCAAAGCCGTTTACAATAATCAGGAAATAGAGTTCAAAGCAAAATCAACAGAAGGCCTTATCGTTTATATGATGCGATTACTATAAAAACAAAAAAAGACCTATGAACCTTCCGAAGCCTGCGCTCATAAGAGCCGACATGTGAAACGCTGCATAAGTCTTTTTGCAAAGGTAATAACATTTTTCCAAAACACATCAAGATATGGAAGAAAAAATACAAGACGAGAAAATTAGGGAGGCTCTCAACGCCCCAGTAGAGCACACACTGCGCTTGCCGATAGAAGTAGTATTCCCACGCACAACAACCATGGGAAGACTTTGGCAAGCCATAAAGCGGTTGGTGAGGAAACCTGCCCCACAACCCCCAAAGAGCCTTCTTGATATTGCCGTAAGCAATTTGACAGCGCTTTCAACTTTAGTCTGTACTGCAAAAAGCAATACAACACACCAGAAAGAACAGTCAGCAGTAGAAATAACACACTCGCTACTGTCAGGCAGCGAAGAAGCATACTCCCTTGTGACATATCGCCAAAAACAGCGATTATGCCTATTAAAGTTGCGGCTATGCCTGACTGATGGCGTATTAGTGATTCGTGCTGAAGCTCCACTCTCTCTTTGGCTTCAATCAGCTCTCGAACAAAGCCATTCCAACCTTCTCCTGTATCATGTAGTACTGTCATCTTTTTTAGATGCAAAGTTATAACGTTTCATTCCAAAACTCGTAACGATGAACAATTTTGTCACGTTTTGCACAGATATTCAGTAACTTTGCAGTCGGTAGAGCCACCCAATAGGCCGTGTGGTCTATCGCGGGTACAACAACGCGAACGCGAATGGCGGTGTGTCGAATGCGAATGCGAATAACGATGCGTCGAATGCGAACACGAATGTCGGCTCGCGTCTCACCAACAACAATCGGCGTACAACGATGGGGACGTGTCCCCGATGTGGTGCCGAGGGTGGCAAGCCACAGCAAAAGCACCATCTGGTGGAAAGCTGAAAAATCACGTGTCGGGCAATAGGGTTTGGTAGGCTGGCAACAGTTCGAAGAAGTCTGGCCCGGGGAAAGGAAGGCCCATATCTTCCATCATTAAAAACAACTGATGCTATGCGCAGAGAAGGTCATATCATAGAGGAAGTAGTCGAATATTCCAACATGGCGGAATCATTCGACCAGGTTCTCAGTGGCACCAAACGGAAGAAAAGCCGACAAGGACGCTACCTGATCGCGCATCGTGAGGAGGTCATCAAGGAACTCTCTGAACGTATTGCTTCTGGCACATTCCATGTGACCGCAAAGGACATTGAGGAGAAAGATATTATAGAGGCCGGCAAACTACGGCACATCCAATTCTTCAAGAAGCTGAAGAACAGCATCGCAGTCCACGCCATCATGTCGGTGGTGGATAAGCATCTGAAGAAGCGATTCATCAGAACGACCTCCGCAAGCATCAAGGACAGGGGAATGCACGACTTGATGAAGTACATTCGCCGTGATATGCAGGAAGACCCGGAAGGCACAAGGTTCTGCTACAAGTTCGACATCTCCAAGTTCTACGAGAGTGTCAACCAGGACTTCGTTATGTACAGTGTGCATCGGGTATTCAAAGACAAGAAGCTCATAGCCATGCTTGACAACTTTGTCCGCATCATACCGCAAGGTATCAGCATAGGGCTACGCTCGTCGCAGGGCTTGGGCAATCTGTTGTTGTCTGTGTATTTAGACCATTATCTGAAGGACAGGTACGGCGTGCGTCATTTCTACCGCTATTGTGATGACGGCGTGGTACTCGGTAAATCGAAAGCGGAACTGTGGGAGATTCGTGATGCCGTCCATGAGCAAGTGGAACAAATCAACTTGAAGATTAAGGCCAACGAGCGTGTGTTCCCCGTGGACGAGGGCATTGACTTCTTGGGGTATGTCATATATCCCGACCATGTGCTGCTACGCAAGCGCATCAAGCAGAAGTTCGCCCGAAAAATGCACGAGGTTAAATCGAAAAAGAGGAGGCGTGTCTTGATAGCAAGTTTCTACGGAATGGCAAAACACGCCGACTGTATAATGTTGTTCAATAAATTAACAGGCAAAGAAATGAAATCATTTAAGGATTTGAATGTCGCTTACAAGCCGGAAGACGGCAAGAAGCGATTTGCGGGTGCGGTGGTAAGCATCCGCGAGTTGGTGAACCTGCCCATCGTGGTGAAGGACTTCGAGGTCGGAGTCAAGACCAGTCAGGGCGAAGACCGCTGCGTGGTGTCCATCGAACACAACGGCGAGCCGAAGAAGTTCTTCACCAACAGCGAGGAGATGAAGAACATTCTCCAGCAAGTAAGTGAAATGCCGGACGGCTTCCCGTTCGAGACCACCATCAAGGCGGAAACCTTCGGCAAGGGTAGAACAAAGTACATTTTCACATGATGAACAGAGTAAACGGAGCACAGGGGGTGAAGCTGCTTGAATGCACCAACCCCGTAAAAGACAAGTGGCGCGTCCGCTGGGACGTGCATGACAACGAGGACGGCTCTGCCGACTACATGGAGGCGGAGTTCAACGGCAAGCCATCTGAGGACGCCATCAAGACCATGGTGTCGGAATGGTTCAACGACCGCACCAACGAGACCATACTTTCGGGCTTCGTGTGGAACGGCATGAGCGTGTGGCTTTCCACCGAGAACCAGTTCAACTACAAGACAGCATACGACCTTGCGGTGCAGTCTGACGGCAAGACATTGCCGGTCACGTTTAAGTTCGGGACGGACGATGTGCCATGCTATCACACATTCACCGACATCGACGAACTGACGGACTTCTACACCAAGGCCATGCAGCATATCCAGGACACGCTGGCTGACGGTTGGAAACGCAAGGATAATTTCAATTTGGAGTTATACCGAGACTAAGAACAATCCCTTCGGGGGAGGGTTAAAAAAAAGCCCCCGGCCTGTTAAATAGTCGTCTCACTTACCATTTGAACATAAAGTACCACTCATCGGCACGACCGGGGGCGTAGACCCTCGCTCGCCAATGAGTGGCTTTTTTATGTTTAAGCGCAACGCCGCGCTCTATGATAAGTGAGACGGTGCAAAAGTACTAATTTTTTCTGAGAATGAAACTGATAGAGATACTGAATTTGAACAGGGAACTGCTGATTTACTTCCAAAAGGCTGGAATCAGGCTGGACGATGTGCAATACATCGACCTTTTTAATGAATACCGCACGCTTTCCGCACAGGGCGAGAAGGTGTCCTATATCGTGGCAAGGCTCGCCACGGAGTATGCCGTCAGCGAGCGCAAGGTCTATAACCTCATACGGCGTTTCAAAACCGACTGCAACCTGCTTGCAGTGTAACGTGGTGGCTCGCCCATGGGGAAGAGTTGCTGCAGTATTACCTTTGCACCGTTTTCAAATTCAAAACGGTCATGAACAAATACCATCAAATTTTGCAGAAGGTGCTTGCCGAGGGCAAGTGCCAACAAAACAAGAAGGGGAGCATACGCTATCTGCTCAACGAGCGGTTGGTGCTTTCCCCTGCCGACCTACTCGACATTTTCGAGGGGCACGGCATCGCACGCAAGAAGTTAAGGAACGAGCTACAGCTATTCATGCAGGGCGAGCGCAACGTGGAGAAGTACCGCGAGGTGGGCATCAACTGGTGGGACTACTGCGGTGCCATCCTTGTGAACTCCTACCCCACCTATTTTGAGAAACTGCCACCGCTCATTGCCAAAATCAACCGCGAGAAGCGCAACAGCAAGAACTATGTGCTATTCCTCGGTTCCACCGATGCGGAGACAAATCAGGCTCCGTGCCTGTCGCTCGTTCAGTTCCAGATAGAGAACGGCGAACTGGTGGTGTCGGCATACCAGCGCAGCTCGGACGCGAACCTCGGCTTGCCTGCCGACATCTACCACCTCTACCTTATGGCCCGGCAGATTGACTTGCCTTTGAAGTCCATCACGCTGAACCTTGCGAATGTGCATATCTACGAGAACAACATCAGCCACACACGCCAGTTGCTCGACGGAAACGAGAACGTGAGATTTGAACTGAACGTGTAGCCATGAGAAAACAGTATTTATCGGCACCGCTCCCATTCGTGGGGCAGAAGCGCATGTTCGCGCGTGAGTTTATCAAGGTTCTCAAGCAATATCCAGAGGACACGGTATTCGTGGATTTGTTCGGCGGTTCGGGTCTGTTGTCGCACATTGCCAAGTGCCAGAAGCCGAATGCCACGGTCATATACAACGACTTCGACGGCTACCGCAACCGCCTGCAACACATTCCGCAGACCAACCGCCTTTTGGCTGACCTGCGCAAAATGGTGGAGGCGGAAGGCGTACCCAAGCACAGCTGCATCCGTGGCGACTTGCGCGACCGCATATTCGCCCGACTGGAGCAGGAGGAGCGTGAGGTCGGGTACATCGACTTCATCACCATCACGTCAGGACTGATGTTCTCCATGAAATACAAACTGAGCATCGCGGAGATGCGCAAGGAGGCTCTCTACAACAACCTGCGCAAGACGGACTATCCTCTCTGCGATGACTACTTGGAGGGCATCACGGTGGTGTCGTGCGACTACAAGGAGGTATTCGCCCGATACAAGGACATGCCGAATGTGGTGTTCCTTGTCGATCCGCCGTATCTCTCCACCGATGTGGGTACATATAATATGTACTGGAGGCTGTCAGATTACCTTGATGTGCTGACCATTCTTGCCGGTCATCGTTTCGTTTACTTCACTTCCAATAAGTCGTCCATCATCGAGCTTTGCGAGTGGATGGGCAGGAATCCGACCGTGGGCAACCCATTCAGAAACTGTCACAAAGTGGAGTTCAACGCCACCGTGAACTACAGCTCGCACTACACGGACATGATGCTGTTCACCGATGCCGCCTGACGGTGTTATAATTCAATTCTGACAACATAACAAGAGCGTTCCAAGCAATCAGCCGGGAACGCTCTTTCTGTTTGATACGGGGCAAATCAGAGCCGTTTTATGGCGACATACTGATATACCTCTATGGTCTCCACGATGTCCTCGTGGTCATGGTTGGTGATGCTCTGCGCAAGGTCAAGTTCTCCGAAGGTTTCGCCCTCCAGGTTGGCAAGCCTCCTGTGGATTCTGTCGGGCAGGTCGAACACCTCCAGCGCATCTTCCTTGAACGGACTGCCCTCACTGGCAGCGCCTGCCCAGTCGGTGACGATGTGGAGGGTTATCTGTGGCTCGGCACGGTATTCCACTCCGTTCACTATCGGTTTCCACTGTATCGGGCCGAACTCCACGAACACGGCCGGTCTCTCCCACCCTTCCTCCTGCTCGATGAACTCCACGTTGCGGTTCCACAGGTCGATGTGCTTTATCTCCGCTATAGCTCCGAGTTCCCTGCAAAGGAGGTTATAAAGTTCTTTTCTCATTTTCGCTTGATTTCAAATTCCACATTAAAGTATTCGGTGATGTTCTCCTCCACGATGTCGCGGACTGCCTTTTCCACTTCGGGCGACACACCCAGGAAACGCCTGCGCGGTATCTTGATGCTCTTGCCCTCTTTCATCAGCGCCATGTACTTCCAGAACTCGGCCTCGGTGCTCAGCTGGACGGTTCGTTTGTCGTTTCGCCGCTCGCCGTTCTTTTTACGACCGAACGCACCGGAGGTCTCGTAATACTTTGCCCAGAAGAAACGTTTCATCTTCTTCGTCACCTTTATCTCGCCTCCGTCGTTATGTATGGCTGCATACGGCAACGTGGTGAAGAACGTGATGCTGTTCTCTGTGGTTCGGCTTGATATGCTCTGGCGGAGGGTGCCGGTGTCTATCAGTATGGAACCGCCCGGCCGTGTGGGGCTTTTCCTGCGCTGCCATGCCTCACTGAAGAAAGCCTGACGCTCGAAGTTCCTGTCGAACTCGTCGCTCATCTCCACCCTAATGTCGCTTAGGATATTGCGGATTATTTTCTGTACGTCCTGATTCATCGTCAAAGTCAAACTGAAGAAATGTCTGTGCCTCCTGTGGCACTTCGTTCTTCGGGTCGCAGGAGGCATTGAGGAGGTTGTAGAAGGTACGTTCACATATACCATAAACAGGATACACGAACCTACGCCATATCTCGCGGTTGCTGATTCCGCTCTTGGCATGCTGGTCGTATATCCTATTTATGTCGGTGACACGTTTCTGGTAACTTGCTCCTCGCCTCTTTGCCATAAACTGTTTTACTGCCTTTCTCTCGGTTTGTAGGGACGGATGTCGTAGGTCATCTTCGCGCTGACGGTCACCCTGCCCGTTCCCTCACATTGCTCACATGTGTGCTCCTCGTTAGTCTCATGGTCGTGGAGCCGTCCCGTACCATAACACTTCCGGCACAGGGCCACTTTGGGTTTCTTCTCTACTTCCTGTATCATGTCTCTTCGTTTTTAGGATTCTGTCATTCCGAGCGGTATGGGTTTCCACATTCCGTTCTCGTTCTTTATCTCTGCCCTGATGAACTGCTTGCTCACCTCCGGCTGGTAGCTTTCCTCGATGATGCGCACACCTTCAAGGAAACGCTCGTCACCGGTGTCCTGCGCCACCTTGCGGAGCTGCACAATACGGCTTGCCTTCAGCGTTCCTTTGGCATCACGCGCCAGCAGACGGAACACCATGTTCACCAGTGCCTGTGTCTTGTCGTCGTTGGCAAGGCTGGCGATGTACTCCTTCACGATAGCGATGCCGTCCTCCACCGTGTCACGGTAGCCGTCGGTCACATACACGCCGAGCGTGATGCGCTTGTTGCCCTCGGAGTTGGTGAACGTATGGCTGCGCTGGTCGTCCTTGACCTTGGTCTTGAACAGGTCGGACTTCATCTCCAGTATGGTCTTGAAGTTGTCCATCACCTTTTGCTTGCTGTCCTTGATTTGCTCGCTGATGCTGAGGAGCACGGGTATGGAGTGCTCTATCTCCTCGTCCACGAGCTGTTTGTACTCTTCACGCTCGGCCTTGGCCTTCGCCTCTGCCTCTTTCTTGGCTTTCGCCTTCTGGAATGCCCGGTACTCGGCCATCTCCTCTGCCGTCATTTCAACGGTCTGCTTGTTGTTTTCTTCCATGTCTTTGTATTTTTATGGGGTTAGTCCTCATCATAGTTCTGCATCTCAGGCTCGTCTATAAGCATCGCCTCCTGTTGTGCGTATGCCCAGTCGGCCAACTCGCCGAAAAACTCGGCGGCCTCTTCACGCTCCATATTAAGGGAGGCTTCGAGGACTTGCTGTCTCAGCACTTTCAGTGCCTGTTCCTGTTTCCTTTCCATATCTGTCAGCATGTTGGGGCGTTTGCGTCCATGCGGATAACATAGGCCACGTCCACCTGTGGTTTGACTTCCGTCTTCTTTGGCTTCAGTCCGCCCTTGCGCTGGATAGAGCGGAGCTTTACAGAAAGCTGTTCCAATTCCTCGTTACTCAGTCTGGCGAACACCTTGCCTGTGATACGTGGGTCCTGGCAGAAAGCGTTGATGCGTATCCAGTCTGTGGTGTCAATGCCAATTTTCTGCATGAGTTTCAGGCACTCACTCCTCCGTTTCTTCTGCTCGTCCTTCTGGCCGTTCAGTTTCTCCAGCGCGTCACAGCAGTCGTTGTATTCTCTCCGGGTCATCTCACGGAGACTGTCAGTGCGATTCCAAGTGTACTGCAGCACGACCTGTTTCTTGAACTCCTCACGGCTGCCGTTATACGGCAACTTGTTGAACGCCGCAAAGAACCGTGCAAAATTGGTTACTTCCTGTGCCATGGTCATTTTCCTTTTACAAGTTCCTTGACTGACGCTATGGCAGCGCACATCATCATCAGTTTTACAGTCTTGGCTTCTCCCTCAAATGCGTTATAATCACATTTAATAGGGGCTTTGCTCATTGCCTCCCAAATCTGTTCCGCCTCCTCGTCCTTCTTCTGGTCCATCAGAAAGAGAAACGCATCATATTCGGAGCGATCAAACTCAAACACCAGTTGTACTTTCATTTCTTCCATATTCTTTATGTTTTAATGTTATTCGAACAATACTTTAATGCCACACGAACTGGCAACATCAAGTTCCAGTTTTGCGCCCTTGCTCAATTCCCAGCCCTGCAGCATGTAGATGCAGTCGCATTCCAAAAGCAGGGCGATGTCCCTTCTCATGTGTTCCCTCCAGTGTGCGTCCTGCGATATGCCGTTCTCAAACGGGTTCACCGGCTCGTAGCCTTTTATGGAAAGATAGCGTGCCGCATGGTTAAAGGCAGCCATGCGCTCCTCAAGGTCGTAGTGGGCTATCGCTCCGCTGATATAAACTTTCTTCTTCATCTCTGTTATGTTTTAGTTGTTAGACTTGTCGTTGTAAACCTCTACTGCTTTTTCTGCCCAGATGGTGTAGTATTCGCTCACGTTGCCCGAATACCGCCCTTGGCAGTAGGCTCGGAAACCTTGTGTCCTCACCTTCACGCCTGCCGCGTATTTCAGTCTGATGGCAGGTTTTCCCATGGGTTTCCCTTTGTCCTCCTGGCTGACGAAGATAAAGGTCTTACGCTTGAAGCGGTCTATCAGTGCCCTGGTCAGCGAATACTCCCACCCTGCCTCGTATGCGTACTGATAACTGTCCACGATGATGAACTTGGCGCTCTTGGGCTTTGCCAGCCGTTCCTCCAGCGCCTTGATGTCTCCGTCGGTGATGATGCGGAACGAGCCTTGCACCTCGGTCATCTTGAACTGGGCGAGCCGTCTTTGCATCGACAGCCCCACACCTTCCTCCAAGGACACATACAGTACGCTGCCTATTCCGCAGAGCATCTTGGCGAACTGCATCACAAAGGAACTCTTGCCGCTGGCACTGGGTCCGCTGATGAACCATGTGTCGCCCTCTTCCGGCTGGCCGAACACGTCTTTCCATTGTCCTTCAAATGGAAGTGCCTTGCACTTGATGTTCGCCACGTCCTTGGGACTGTATGCTCGCTTTGCCATATCACTTCTCCGTTTCAATAAGTTCAGACACAACAGCGTCCGCTATCTTTACCGCATACTTGGCAATGTGTTCGGCTGTCATTTCTTCACGTTCATGGTAAAGGGCTGGAGCCACAAACAATGCAGCCTTGGCCAATTCATAGCGACGCTGTTCCCAGTCCACTTCGTTATTCCGTTGTCGGCGATTCATCTGTATAACCGCATCCATATATTGCATTTCCATCTTCGTCATCATGCCTGTACTCTTTTAAGTTTCTCTATTTCCGTGTAAACTCGTCTCAGTCCCCCACCCGACTTGCGTACCAGTGTGGCAATGTCCGCGCCTTCGGGGGCGTTCGCCCGTGCCACAACGCTTGCCTGGTCTTTCAGGAACTTCTCGCGCTCCTTGCAGTCATCGGGTGTCACCTTGGAGTAGCGGTCGCCATAACGACTGAGCATTTCGGTGTAGCCCACTTTCTTGCACTCTATGGAGCGGTTGATTTTCGCCTTCAGTCCGTCGGCTCCCATCATATACCATGCGCAGCATCTCTCGGTGGCGTTCCACAGGGCTTTGAGTTCCAGAAATGCCTCATACTGCAGGTCGCCGGCCTCGTCCAGAATGATGAGCGGTGTTTCGATGGAGCGGAGGTAATAGACCAAATCCTCGTACACGTCGCTGTATCTGCCGTTGCCGCCGACACCGAACTCGGTGGCTATCTTGCGCACTAATTTCAGTTTGGTCTTCACCTGCGAGCAGTCCACATAGATGGCGTTGCGGTGTCCTTGCACATAGTAGCGTGCCGTGAATGTCTTGCCGATGTTGGGTATGTCGCAAAGTATCGCGCTCAGTCCGCTCTGCTGGCTGAACTCCAGCTGCTTGGTGATATAGTCGAATGTGGCGGTGCGTGCCGGTTTCCATTCGATGCCTCCTCTGAGGTTCACGCCCAACTTCCGGGCGATGGTTATCCAGTTGGCCTCGCTCAGTGCCTTGTCGGTCTGGCCATTCTTGATGGCGCTATATACCGAGGTGCTGATGCCCAATGAGGCTGCGTGCTTGGCGTCGCTCGGATAGTTCGTGCGGTTGGCGGCTATCGCCTCCAGTATCCGCTTTTTGTTCTCTGTCGTTATCATTGTCTCACGTTATTTTATTGTCGTTCTAATTCTATTCTAATACCGTTCTAAAGGTCTGCCAACGGGTCTGAAACGTGGTAGGTCACTTCCATTTCCGGCTCGTTCTCTATCGGGGGAAGTTCAAGCGGTGGCGGTGGTGCTACCTCCTCACGGGTCGGCTCTGCCTTGGATATGCCCACGCCCTGAATGGCGTTCTTCTTGACGTAGGCGTTGAATGCCGCTATCTTCTTCTGCTGAGCAACGAATATTTCTTTATCCTCGTCTGTCTGCTCGGCATCGGCGGTGTTGAACGTGCCCACATCTTCGAGTTTGTCGATAAGGCGGTCGTTCTGGAAGATGTACACGTCGGTCGCGTTGCCGTCCTCGTCGGTCAGCCAGTAGGCATCCACCTTGTAATTGTTCGGGGCAAGTCTTTCTATTACCTCGGTCTTGCTCAGCCACCAGTCCTTGTATGCCACCCTGCAGTAACTGTTCCTGCGTATGGAGGTCTCGGTGTGCTCTCCGATGAAACGTGCCCACACAGGTTTGTCCATTGGCTGGAGCGTGGGGTTCATGTTGGCTTCAAGCACCTGCCAGCGTGTCATGCCGGGATATTTCTTCTGGTTCGGGTGGAGGGTGTTGTTGAACTCATTGATGTCGCGTATATCATCGGCAATCAGTTCGTCCCAGCTGTAGTACTGCCGGTCCTCATAGGTGTCGTTCTTCTCGTCAAACACCTTCTTGGCCTCCGTGCGGTAGTGTCTGTCCTTAGCGTAGAAACGTCCGATGCCGAGGTGGTTGCGGTGCTCCACGCTGCGTTTCTTGGCTCCGTTCATCGGCTCGGCGTATTTCTCCTGCGAGTTCATCGGGGCGCAGAAACGCACGAATGGGAACAAAACGCCTGCCTTCAGGAAACTGTCTTTCCATTGGGTCATCAGGTGGTTCTCCACCTCTACCTGTGCAGGGCAGCCCCACCCTTTGCTTTCTATCAGCCGGAACATGGAGCGGAAGCAGTCGGCCACCAGGTCCACGTTCTTGTTGCGGTTGTAGGCGTAGCCCACCACGCACTGGCTTGTCACATCGTAGGCGTAGTATGCCTTTGGTCTTGCCTTGGTGTCCTTCAGTTTGCGTGGGAGGTCGCGGTCATCGAATGAAATCTTCGAGAACGAGAACTCTGGCGCATGGCGGTGGACGTGGGGCATCTGCTCGTGCATGAATGTGGTGTAGGAATTTTGCTGCTTCGCAATAAAAAGACGGGCATCAGGTCTGTTCAGATAGTTGGTGATGGTGCTTTCGCTCAGCGACTTCGGGTCTCCGTTCTTGTCAGCCCATTCACTTGGGTCGAAAAGTTCGCCTGTCTCCGGGTCGTACACGTCCAGCTCGCCGCACACGAATGAGTTGTACATTTCCCACACGCTTGTATTGAACGGCTGGTTCGGCTGCACGGCTATCGACCATATAAGGCGCATTGTTCGGTAGTCCACCTTACGGCTTGCCTGGTTGCCGAACTTGCGGCTGATGAGGCATTGGTATCCTTCTCTCTGGTACTCGTTCACCTTCTTGCGGAAGCGCAGCATGCTTGCCGGCAGTGTGTGTCCTGTCTTCATGCGGTAGCCTTCCACGGCCTGCGACATCATGCTCCAGTCATACTTCTGCCCCATCGTCTTTTGTATCGCCTTGGCGTTGTTGTAGAGCTTGATGCAGGCGTTCAGCACACTGGCATTGGTCACATACTCCTTCACATGGGCATCGGTGGCGTGGTCGTGTCCGCACTGGTTGCGCCAGTCGTTGAAATAGGCCACGGCTGCTTGGTCCACCTCGTAGTTGGCATCAAGCCAGGCAAGCAGCACCTCCATTGAGGGGTCGGGGTACAAAGTCTTGAGTTTCTCCTGATAGACATCGGGCAGACTGCTGACCGCAATGAGCGCGTAGTTGTTTGCGGAGCCTCCTCCACGACGCACTACATCTATGCGACCGCGTGCAGAGAGCTGCTTGTAGTTGGAAACGGTCATAACGCCTCCGTCCACAAGTTCCCGCATCGAGATGCAAAGTCTGTTATCGTGGTACTCCATAATCTATCCTCC